TTGGTCGTGCGGGTGGTCCTGGCGTGCGTCGTGTCCAAGAGCAACTCGGCACGGTCCATGACGGCGCGGGGAATCGACTGGCTCCGCCGCTCCCAGCGATCAGCGAGGTGCCGCACGACCTGTTGCTTGCTGATCCCGAGCAGCTCGGCGTAGCGCTCGTTGCTCAGCCCGAGGTAGTCGCGGATCTCGCGCAGGCGCGGGCGGGCCTGCGCAGCTGGGATCCGGTCGCGGAGGTCCTCGTCGAGGGCGGTGCGCAGGCCGCGCTCGCGCCGCTCGGCCGCCTCTTTCTGCTCTTCCAGGATCTCGCGCCGCGCTTCCATAATCGCCTGGCGCGGCGAGGCGCCATGGGCGACCACCAATGCGACCACGTCACGGAGCGTCCCAAACCCGGCGCCTTTAGTGTTGCGCGCCATCGCCTCACAGATGTGATCTGGAATGCGAGCGCCTGCCACGCCCTTGATGTAGGAGTAGCGCTGGTTCAGGTCCGGCATGGGGCAGTGGATCTTCTCCTCAAAGCGCCCCTTGCGGCGCAGCTTCATCGGCAGCGCCTTCAGATCGTTGACGGTCGCAAGGAAGAGAACATGCTGCGGTGCATCCACGCCATCAAGCATCTGGTTCATCCGTTGCGTGCCGCCGTACTTCACAAGCTCGTCAAAATCTTCAAGCACGACGACCACGTCACGGCGCGCGTCAGACTGCCGGAAGGTCTTCAACGATCTGGTGATCGTCTGTGGATCATAGGCGTAAAAAACCACCTTTCCCTGATCCGCCCACCGCTCGGCCTCCTCGCGCACCATCGTCGACTTGCCGGACCCAGGAGGTCCATGAAGGACGATCCCACGCTTGTGGAGGATTCCGGATTTCGCATATCGGTCTCTGGCAGCGAAAAATGAATCTACCGACTCACGAAGCGCGTCGTATGCGCCCCCCGTCATCTCCACGGGGTCGTCGCAGTTGTACTCGAGCTGCTTTAGCCTCGGAACGCGCCCCTCCTCGAGCGAATCCCACAGCGTATAAACGCCGGGCTCAACTCCCATCTTGAACCGATGCCCGTGCGCCGGCCTCTGGATCCTTACCTCCAAAATGCTTCGAAGGTCTTCGTAGTCCATCGGCTCAACACGATCAAATGGCTCTTTCATTGGGTCTCCCCAGGGCTTTGAGATTTCTTGAGGCGTTGAGCCCTATTGTCGCGCCTGAGGGGAGATTAGACAAGGGCCGGGCTCCGGGGCTGGGAGGGGCCGCAAGGCTCTCCCGGATCACTAGACCGCCGTGGGGAGGCTGGCTCTAGGTTTGAAGACGACCCTGGTCTCCAGAAAGTCCGACGGATGAATCTGCGATCTCTTGGCGTGGAAGGTGTCAGCAGAAACCTCCAAACCGAGCCCCGAAAGATACGCGACTACGTCGTCCGCCATCATGTAGTTCGTCTGCTCGACGCGGAGATTTTTACAGAAAATGACGCCGAACTTGGTCGTTCGTGCGGCAACGAAGCGAAGTACCGGGTAGATCAGCGATTCCATGAAATCGGCATAACCCGAGAAGTAGTGAGGCTGACCTGGGTCATCTGAGTAAAACTCTTTGACCCAGTACGGCGGACTCGTCATGACGGCCTCGAACGATTCCGGAATTCCGCTGATCGCCCCGGCCGCGACATGAGCCGCATTTGCATGAATCACCTTGGCGTTCTCAGCACGCTCGCCGAGCATGTCGATCCATTTACGCAATTCGACGATGAGCGATCGATTGAGGTCGACCCCGATGTAGCGACCCGAGCATGCCAGCGTCCCAGTAAGGCGAGCGCCCCATCCCGCAAAAGGATCAAAAACGGTCCATCCCGGCTCGAATCCCATCGCTTTCAGTGTCTCGATCGCAAGGCGCACTGGGAACCACGAGACCGTTCCGACCCGAAAGTTGCTTCTCGCTGCCTTCACCGCAGTCTTGACGCTAGCCTCTGTGCCATCAGTAACGATGGAATTAGCTCGCATAAACTCCCCAGGCGACACCTTCATGTCGTAGCGCGCCTCAAGAAAAGATCGGATCGTCAATTTCAAGGCCCAGTCGACGTCACGATTCCTTCCAGCGTCGAGCGCGGCCAGCACTTTGGCGGGATCAACCTCGACCAGAGAGATGTTCCGCGACCGCATCATGTGGTCCTTGCACAAAGACCGCGCATATGACTCTCGACCGCAGATCAAACAGAGAGAATCGACCGTCGATGACGCCTGGCCGTCATCCGTCCGAAACAAGGTTAGGCGGGACGACTCGTACTCGCGAAACTTCCGATCGCAGCGCATCCCCTCGCTGTCGGCATAGATGAGGTCAAGCCACCGAATCGAGTTTTCACGGTTGGTAAACCGGATTTCGGTCTTGACCCCCGTGGGCCGGATCGTGAATTCCCGACCCTCGACCATTCCAGTCATCCTCGTCACGTCAGCGCCGACCGCTCGAATCAGAATCGGAGCCTTCATGCCCAGGAATGCCCGGCCGTCATTCATTCCGATATGGCCGTCGGTGTCCCAGAGTCCGCGCAGAAGGTGCGGCCTGAATTCCGCTGGCAGATCAGGGTAGGCGAGATTTACTGACTTCTTTCCAGACACGCCGCCCATCTTCCGACTGAACCATCCGGCGACCTCCACGCTACTAAAGTGGGCGCGATGGCCTCCGGCGATGAGGGTAATCGGAACGGATGGCATGATCATGTCGCGCACGCGCTCTGTGAGATCCCGATCCCCCGAAACGAAAAAGCACCGCGCCGCGACGCGATTGCCCGCCTTGGTGACCGCCTGCTGCGCCCTGACATGGCCGTCGCCCATCATGGCTCCGAGAAGCCAAGCTTTCTGCGGAGTCCAAGCGTCGCTCATGTCTAAGGCGATGGCATGACGCCTGTTCGAGAGATCTGCTCCCTCGCGCTTCGCCTTGCGCCTCCACCGCATATAGCAGTTTCTGCAAAGGCCGCGGCGCAAGGTCGCCGACGGCGTTGAGCATTCGGAGCACGTAACTGCGACGTCATGCATTGGCTTTGTCTCCTCCATGTTTCGGTCGTTTTGCTTGGAGGAGATTGCCCGATCAGGCGCGTAACGTCCACCTCTTTTCAAAAAGAAACAGCGTCGCCGTTACCAGCGACGCTGTCTAGAAGGTCAATGATTTCAGAGGCTGGTCACGTTGATGGTTCCGAAAAACTCCGGTCTAACCATCTTGGTCGCGTACCGCGTGCGAAGGCCCTTGCGGTATTGCATGTCGTTAGGGTCTAAGAACGTGGCGGTGACCTGCAGCGGCACATACGGCGCCCAGACGTAACCGGCATCGAGGAACGTCGGTCCCTTGTAGCCGATCAGGATCTTTCCGGATCCCGAGCCGCTTCCGGGGTTCACGACCGGGAAGAACGGATCTTTGTAGAGACCGTACTTCGCGCTCACCGTGCCAGCGTACATGACGCCGAAGGTGTGGGGCTGCTGTACCGGAGCCTGCGGCGCTTCGCTCGGCGCGGCGACGGCCGGGCGGAAGTCGCCGTGGGTCGTCAGCTGCTCGAAGTACGCGCAAACATCCGGCGAGGAGACGGCGAAGTTCGCCGGGCCACGCAGGCTGTTCTTGTGGATACGGTTGGCGCCGATCGTCAGTGCCGTGATCAGGTTCCGATAGTGGTCGATGGCCGAGGCGCCCGAGGGAACCGCGACATCGTAGGTGCCCGAGTAGCCAGTCGCGCCGAGGCGCAGGTCATCGATGATCTCGCGGTCGAGTTCCAGGGCGATCTCGGCGGCGATGCCGGCGACGAGCTCGGCTTCGGCGTCGAGGCCGTGGAATGCCTTGAGGTCATCGGCTGCTTCCGAGCACCACAGGGCCTTGAGCTTGCGGCTCTTGGCCTTGATCTCGAGAAGCTCGATGTCGATGTTGACCTGAGGAATGTTGGAGTTGCACTCCATGTTGTAGTCGTACTCGACGACCACTTCGACGCCGCCGCCGACCGGAGACGTGTACGCGAGAGCGATCGCGCCGGTGGTGTAGTCGATGGTTCCCGAAACTCCCGTCCCCGAGATGTTCCCGAGGCCGTCATCCGTTCCGACGACGGTGTCGGCAGTGACGGTGACCGTCGATGCCTTGACCGGCGTGAAATCGAGGGTGGAGGAGAAGTTCGATCCGGCTCCGGTTCCGACCACTTCCTCGTCGATGTGCTCCGACGAATAGTAGGCGTTGAAGTCCTTGATGAGCTTCTGTCCGGCAGTGACCTTGCCCTTGGTCGTGCCGTACTTGAGCTCGTAATAGAAAATGCCGCCGATCGGGGCCGTCATCGGCTGAACCGAGACGATCTCGTTGGCGATGAGGGTCGGGAAGACGCGACGCAGAACCGGGAACACAAACTTAAGGAAGGAGCCGACGTTGGTCGACTTCGTCTCTTCGTTCAGGTTCTGAAGGTATTGGCTCTGGTTCTCATAGAGCACCGCCATGACGTTCTTCGTGTGCTCAGTGCGGACGCCCTTGAGCAGGGGCTGCCACTTTTGTACCAACCCCTGGACGTAGCTCTGATCTTGGATCGACCGAGCTTCCGTCAACTGCTGACGCCTTTTCATACTGCCAAACCTCCTTAAAACTCGGTCCCAAAGTCACGACGGACCACCCGCCTGACTTTCACACCCGAGAGAGTCGCTCCACTTCGCGCACATCGAGTTCGACGCCCTCACCGAGCGAGATGGTCTCATCCTTGCTCGCCGGTAAGCGGGCACGGACGGAGTCCTCGACAACGGTCGCAGGCGCCTTCCGAAGGGACGAGATGCCCCGACGGATGCGTTCGAAGTCACTGGTTCCACGACTCTCCGACGAACGGCGTTTCCACCCTTCGACGAGCTGGTCGACAGTCTGCTTGTTCTTGTTCTCTAGTTTCTTGAAATCAGCGCGGATCGCAATTGCCTGCGGCATGCCGGCGATCGACCGCTCGAGATACGTCTCGAGAAGAGCGTCGCGCGCCTTGGCCATCGCCGTATCCCGCTCCTGGGTCAAGACCTTGTTGGCGTCGCTAGCGCGCTGAACACGCTCGGATAGGGCGCGAACGCTCTCCTCGAGCTTCTTCTCGCGGGTCGCGGTTCCGGCCTTGCGGGTCTCGGTCAGCTGCTTGGCGGCTGCGACATGGGGAGCCAGCGCCTCTTGGAGAGCCTCCACCGACTCAAAGCGGTTGAGGTCGCCGATCTGAGCGATGGCTTCGGATGCCTTGGGATGAGCAGCCAACGCGTCGCGGGCGACGAGCGTGAAGCCGAGGTCTTTGACTGCGCGCGAAAGCGTGTCGCGCTCCTCGGTCAAAGCCTTGATCTGGTCAGCCACGTAGGCATTGGCATCTGCGAGAGCAGCCTTCTTCGCCTCGGCAAGTACCTGGGCGCGAACGCGTTCGATGGCTTCGGAGACGTCTTCCAGCTTGGCGTTACCTGCCGAAAGGTAATACATGCCGGGATTGCGTTGCGGCCCACCAGCTTTCTTCAACAGAGCGTTGAATTCTCTTGCGGCGGCAATCATGTCGGCCGTTTCGCCGCCACGAACCTGTTTGGCATATGCCTCATACGCCTTCCACAACTGCGACCTAGCATCCGATCTGTCTAGGGCCTCGCCCATCGCGTCGATGACGTCAGCTGCCTCCGAAAGACCGATGGCCTTACGGAATTGCTGGGCGAGATCGGCGTCCGGAAACACGTAATTGAATCCAGCAAGCGAATCACTTCGCTTTGCCTTCTTCGCGAGAGCCATGGCGGCAGGCGACCACGGGATCGTCTTGTCATGGTCCTTGCGACTCAAGAAAACCGAGGTATCTTTGCCCTCAGAGACCGGGGCGTCGTCTGCCGCGTCCGCATCCGACACAGCCGGATCCTCGACGCCCTCAGCATTCGGATTCGGACGGCAGGAACCATCGGGGTTCGTGAGCACGCCGGGAACGTACTTCTCTTCCTTGATCACGCCACTAACGGAGCCCATCGCTCCCCAGCGGAAGTTTCCACCGAGCGAGAAGGAGATCTCCGGATACTGGATGACCAGGGAGCCGTTGTCTGCAAAGACCCGGCGTGGCTTCTGGCCGTTAAGATCATCGGCAAGGGCCTTGAGGTCGACAAAGGCTTCGGTCAGGCGCTCGCTGCTCTCGACCGTGCGCGGCTTGTCCGCCTCACCAGAGGCCACAGGGGCGTCACCGGCCGCCGTGAGGCCGCCGCCGTCAGCGTCCTGCTCAGGAGAGGCCCCCTCGGAGCCCTCGCCCTCGACGGGAAGGGCCGGGGGAGCTGCCTCCTGGACCTGCTCTTCGCCCTCGTCGCCCTCTTCCTTGGCGCCACAGTCGCCCTCGGACAAGACTGGCGCCGCAGGCGTCGTCTTCGCCTCAACCGTCATGTCAGGGTAGGCCGTGCGCTGAGCAGGGTCCGCCACAAAGTCGAAGGTATCGAGCTGAAAGTCGTCCTGCACCACGTCGACCCCGTCCTCGTTGCGTGTGACCGAGCCATAACCCCGGCTCGAGACACCGATCGATGCGCCGGCCTCGTAAAGAGCGCGGATCGTCTTGCCGGCATCAGTGTTCAAGACCTCGGCCGAACCCGTGATCTCTCCCTCGGGGGAAAGCTCAAGGCCCGTGATCAGGTGAGATACACGAGTCAGCTTGGTCTTGCCGTCCGCCGGATGATCGCACTCGCCGAAGACCTTGCGGGCAGCGATGCTCTCCGCGAGGCGCCTGATCTCGCGCTCCATGATAGCCGTCGGATAGACCCGGCGGTTTTCAGTCGGGCGATCGGCAAAGCCAAACTGGCCACGCGCTACGAGCTTCCCACTCACCGAATCCTCGGTGAGCGAAAAGCGGAATGGAACCTTATCAATCAGCAACTGCCTTGCCATGGTGTCCCTCCGGAAATCAGCGCTTAGTTCTCTTGCCCTGACGCGACTCCTGAGTCGCTTCTGGTGCGCTGCTGGCCGCGCCGTCGACTGCGTCACCAGTCTTAGCGCCGCCTTCCGGGGTCGGAGTTGAGATGGCGGTCTGTCCGTCCGGCATGCCGTCTCCGATCACCGTCGGGTCAGACCCCAACGAGTTCGGGGGGAGCTCGCCGCCGGCCTGCGGGGGATTGTCCTGGCCGATGTAGCCAATGTCCCCAAGGTGCTGGACCAGCTGGTTGTAGAGCTTCATGGCGCCGCCAAGATAGGAGACCATGTCGCCCATCAGGTCGGCAGCCTGCCCCATCGAGACGTTGCCCTGTTGCAGATTGAGGGCGACTTCGGCGGCCTCGACGCGGATCGCGGCGAGCTCGTGATCCATCGGGAATTCGATGCTTTCGTTGATCGAACGCCCCTTGCGCTTGCGCGTACGCGACTCGAAAACGTCCTCGTCACCGAAATCGTCGTCGTCCTCAACTTCATCGTCGTCGCCGAGATCGTCGTCACCGAATTCGTCTCCGAATTCGTCGTCCATGTCCGAATCGCAGTCGAAATCGTCGTCCATGTCAGAGTCGTCTGCGTCGTCCATGTCGAGATCGTCATCATCAAGGTCAGCGTCGAGGTCGAGATCAAGACCGTCGTCGAGGGTCGGATCTTCCTCAGTCATCTCCGGAGCCGATGGCTCCTCGTCACCCTCGAGCTTGTCGCCCGTCGGCGCCGCCGTCGCCGGCTTGTCCCCGGCGTAATCGGTGACTTCTCCGCCAGACTTTTCTGCGGAGCCTTGATTGGCCTCGCCGGATTCCCAGCCATAGGCGGATCCCGCATGCATGACATCGATGCCGAGAGCGGTCTCTTCGTCGAGAAGTGAACTCTCGAGCACTGCAAATCGGCGCCCCAGAGCGCCGGCAAGCTGGGAGACCTTCATCATGGCCTCGGCTACCTGCTTGCGAGCCGAGCCCCGAGGAGCTTTGGAAACGATGTGGTGTACGTTCACCGACTCCAGCATCGTTGCGGCCCGCTCCATTCCCTGAACGAGGCGGAAGCGCATCCGAGGACCGGCGCTCTTGCCCTTGGTCATCTTCTTCAGCTTCGCCATCCGCTTCTTATATCCCGCCTTCTTACGGGCGAGGCGACGCTTGCGGTTGTTCTTCGCTTTGTTCTTGCGAGCGGCCTGGCGGGCTTTAGCCTTCTCGCCAGACTTCATCTTCTTGACCTTGACTCGCTCGAGGCCCTCGACCGTTGCCGGGGCGTCTTCCTCGCCAGGGACCTCTTCTTCAGCGGCCAGCTCTGGCGTGTCGAGTTGTTCGCCTTCGTCAGATTCAATGAGCTTACGCCTGGCAGGACGAGACTCGTTCAGGCCAAGCGTGGCACCACTGATGCCGATCTTCGCAAAGTCTTCGGCCAGCGACGAAATGCGACGAAAATGCTGCATCGCGGGGCTCCCCTCGGTGTGGCGGTAACCGCTCAAAGGCGGGATAGATTGAAACGTGAGGTCTACAACTCGGGATTGTACCACGACAAACAGGAAGTCGATCAACCAGAGCTTGCGGTCTACTCAACGCATCAAGAAAATAATGTCGTCATCGGCGATCTCCCGATTCGACATCGTCGCCTCGTAAACCCTGTGCAGAGCGGCTTTGCGCTCTTCCCCAAGGTCTGATTCGGACAGGGTGCGTCCGGGGCACCGCTCCCTAAAAGTCACATAGAGGGAGCCGTCTTTGGCCTCCCGTAGGGAGTATCGATGCAGGCCGCCGGCCGCGTCGGCGATGACCGCCTGACTGGGGAATGTCGCGACGATCGAGAACGGCGCTGGCAGTCGGTCGGTCGTCGATTCCTCGTGCCGAGTCACCGCGCAATAGGCGCGTTGGCGCATGTCCTCGTGACTGCCACGCATGATTTTCGCGAGCTCAGAAGCTCGAATATAGCGTTTCACGTAGTCTCCAATGGCTTGCTTGCCTCAGCGATCAGCTTATCGAGATAGGATCTAGCTTTCTTCAGGGCGACCACGCCCCCAGTTTTTCGCCAACAGATTAGGCTCCAACAGATGTTCCCTTCGAGAAATCCCATTTTCTGATCGATGATGAATCCTAAAATCTCTTCTGATTCTTCAATATCGACCGTCGATTTCTCTCGCGAGCCAGAGGGACGCTTGGCTTTAGCGCGGTCAATCAATCGACGCACTTCGGATGCAACATGCTGCTTCTGATCGCTAACAAACTGACCGCTCGCGTTCCGAGACCTTGCCTTTTTGTCCGGGATCGCCGGCTTGTCCCTAGGACCGGGTTTGAAATACCCAACATCGTCCGAAACCTGACGATCCTTAGCCATAGGTATTCCCATATGTGTTGGGGTGACGGGTGTCATCATACCAGATCATTCGCGCGTATCGTAATCGTCCTCGTTAGAGGCTGGTCCCTCGTCGTTATCGAATAGAAGCCAAGAACAATTGTTCCAAAGCAAATAGGCCAGCGGCTTTTCCAGTTTATGGACGAGCCAATGAGGCACCTCGAACCCGTAATCCTCCTCCGCCGCATGAACTAATTCATGAACAAATGTCTCAAGGCGGGCGAAAGGCTTGAGACCCTTACGGATCAATATTAGACGGCTATCGGGAAGCGTCAGCCCGTCGATCAACTCGTCCGGGTGATCGCCATCCTCGACGTCGGGCTTGATGCGAAGGACGAAGCGAATGCGCCAAGGGGCGGCGTCATGACGAAGATGCACTTCCCTAGGGAAATCCTTCTGCCTGCGCATTCAACCAACATCCTCCATTTGATAGTCGTCGAGCGGGACGAAGATCGGGCGCAGGCCATCATCCACGGCAACGCCGCAGCCAAGGATCGGTCGGTTCCGTTGTTCTTTATTATATCGGAAGGCATAGGCTTGCTCATCTATTAGGCAGCCGACGTTTAGCCCCCAGCAGTACTTGTCGTGCGTGCGGATGTGGGCGACGCCCGCGTTCGAATGAAGGTGCCCAAAAACCACGTTGATGTTGGAGTCGAGCGCCGCTGTCCGATAAGCGTACATCCCACCATAGCCGACCCCGTGCATGACCTTGATGGGGTATTTGCATTGGATCAGCCACTGCTTGCGCCAAACCCAGTTCTCCGGCGCCTCGATCAGCTCCTGGTAAGCCTTGAGCATCATCGAGGGGATCTCGGCAGCCGTCGCCTTCTTTATCCAGCGATCGCCGTGGTTAGATCGGCATACCTTCATCATCGGGAACGCCGCGTACCACTCCTTCATTTTTTCGATCGTGTCGCGGATCTCGGAGAGAGGGGAGTGCCAGGCGTCCGGGTCCTTGGTGTACATCGAGCCGAAATACTGGTCGACCTCGTCGCCGACATGGAAGCAGTTCTCGTTCGGTATCCCGTATTCTCGCTGGACGTCTTTGCAAAACTGAATGGCTCTATGGTGGGCGAATGGTTCCTGCGTGTCGGAAATAAACAAAAATCGGTCATGGCGCGGCGTCATCCGGACCCTCCAGTGCGGGCGGTCTCGTGTCCGTCGTGCAGATCGATAGAAGAGCAGGGAAATGCGAATGCTTAAATCATACGCGAGGAAGGATGGCGGCTGTCAAATTACCGACCGATTTTCACCTGATCGAGCCCTAGGCGCATTGAGATTATCGATCTTCTTCCCTTAGTTGAAATCCGCGATCTGCGAAGCAATATTGATGACCTGACCAGAAGCCTGAGGCGTCGCTTACAGCCTCCACCTCATGATTTTTGTGCTTATCAAGCCACTCTTTCTCGTCTCCTCGTTCATAGACATCTGTAAGCCAACCGACATGGTCCTTAGCCTTTAAAGCTGGTGTGAATGTGTCGTTGGTTTCCTTGCACGTATGGCAGAGAAGAATTACTTGGGAGCTCATCAAGCCTCATATCTTAACGAGAACGTCGAACTTGCCGTTCTGGGCCTCCGATGGGCGTATAAATGGTATATAGCCGATCCGGCGGAGCTTTGAACTGATCTCTTTGGCCGTCCGCTGAGTAACAGCGGCAGAGTGCGTTTTGACCCTCATGCCATGGTGGCTCGTCGCCTCGTTAACGAGCAAAGCAGGGATCCCTCGTCGCTCGGCCGACTCCTTGGTCGATCGGATCTCGGCCTTCATGCGGGCTATCGCGCGATCAAGCGTCGCCTCATAGTCAGCATCAAAGCGCTGGCTCGCGAGGTAGTCGACCAATTCGGAGACAGAACTCGTCGGCAATCTGAAACCGTAATCTTTGCCGCCCTTGAACGTGAATCGAAACGGTTCGATATGGACCACTCCGGATGGCTCCACGGAGACTTCGATTGCCGTCGTCAACTCACGGCCATCGTATGGGGATCGCCTTTTGAGGCGCTCATACTCAATCGAAAATCCGGTCATCTTATTCCAAGTCCTGCCGATCGAAGCCCCGTCGGTCTTCTTCTTCAAACGCTCGGATGCGGCCTTGAGAACCTTTTTCAGGTCTCCTGCCTTTGTCGCCGAGGCGGCATCCTTCGGCCACGGTCCAAGCAACTTGTGAATTTCCACGGCCATCGAAACGGGGGCGAGCAGATATTCCTTTTGATCGAAATGCAGGCAATTCTTTTTGACAGAGTCTGGTAAGTGCTCCACGTCAATAAGGATGTCGTCCGGCTGTACCGTGGCCTTCAGGATGATCCCCAGAGAACCTTCCTCTCGGCCGGCGATTGAGTGCAGCCCAGCGAACGGCTCGGCTTCGGATGGATCGCTCGTCCACGATTGCACCTTGCTGGACTTGTAGACTCCCTTGGCGCCTTCCTTGGCCACGAGCTTCGACTTCTTAAGGAACGCCGCGCCGGTCAGCTGGTCAAAGCCAAGGGCGCGATAGAGGACGACGGGATGCTTGACCTTGAATGGAACGAATGGGTTGTCAACGCCAAACCCGAGCTTCCGACCCGCTTTCTGGTTGTATCGCGACAGCTCGTCGCACGCCCACGATGGAATCTCGGCCTCGACCGCCTCCACGAACGCGCGTTCGCATTTAGGAGGGACCGTTTCAAAGAGCAGCTCGCCGCGTAGCTTTAGCGCTTCCATTTCCCCATGCCCTCCGTTCGTACCTGCCGCTTAGGCAAACTGCGTTTGACCTCGTTGACGAGCAGCTTCAGCTCTTTGAGCCGACGGGCCGTATCGGTTCGGCCCTCGCGGAACTCCTTGAGAGCGGCGTCAGCCTTGTGCTCGTTGAGGCGGGCCGCTGCGGCGACCCTCTCGCGGCTGACATCGGCTTTGATTCGCTCTCGCGATTCGGCCGACAGCCCCCCGTCCCGATCCTCTTGCTGGATCTTGGATGCCGCAATCTCGTCATCAGACATGCCGAGAATTCGAGAGTTGATCCAGTAGTCCGAAAAGCCAGCGTTTCGGTAACGATCAGCCAGATCCATCTTGGCGGTCTGGACCTCCATCTGGGCCATCTCGAGCACGCCGGACGGGACGTTCATCATCGAGCGATACTCGACCACGTCTGGGTCGATATTTTTGGCGGCGAGATCGACCCTGGCGACCTGATCGAACCCGTTCTTTATGACCCTTTGAGTGCGCATGACGGACCTGGCCATGCGCACGTCGAGTTGGGCAAGGTTAGCGCGGCCGACTGTGTCATCCCCCGCGAGGTAACTCTTGGGGACCTTGAGCGATGCGATCAGCTTCTCTTTGAAATACTCGACGTCTTCGGTCTGCTGTCCTTCGGGACCAGAAAGCACCTCGACCTCAGTCGATCGCTTCTCCTTGCGGACGGCCAGGAAGAGATCCTCGTCTGCGGAGAGAGGATTGTAGTCAAAGTTGACCTTGCCGGATTGGTCAATGAATTTGGTCTTCTTAAACTCGTTTTTGACCTGCTGGAGGAGGCGCTTGGCCTCGCGAGGCGGCACGTCGCCAACATCAACGTAGAACGCGTACCTCTGAGGGCTCCGCGATATTTTGTACACCATCATCGCGTCTTCCATCATCATCAGCCGCCGCCATGCGTAACGGGCTGAGTCGACGATAGAGAGGCCATAGAGGTCTGCGGCGTCCTTCGATCGCATTCGAAAGTGAACGACCTCCCAAGGCTCGTAAACTCGGGTCAAGTCCGACTCGAGGAGGCCCATCTCGCGACGACGCCAGTCATCGTCGACCGCGCGCGTCCGTAGACGCCTGAAGAACTCATCGGTTGAAATCGTGAATCCGAGGTTTGGATCGAAGATAAATCCATAGTGGACGTTATCCTCATCCTGGATCCGGCGCATCGCTGGGACATACATCGGTCGGAGCTCGACGACCCCGGCGCCATCGACGGCAATGATCTCAGAGAAATTGTTGCCCCACTGACAGGTCTGCCGCGCGATGTCCCATAGGTCCTCATCAACTCGAATCTGTTTGACGAGCATCTGGTTCAGGATCTTCTGAACCGAATCATCGGGCGCTTCGTACCATAGCGCCTTGCCATCAAGAACGTCCGAGATCGTGGCGTCGTCGGCGAAAAGGTCGAGAGCTGTTGAAATCTCAGGGTAATTCGACATGAGTTCGTAATCCTCGTACCTTGATACGAGGTCGTTTTCGATCGCGAGAGCATCCGACATATGGTTCGAGACGCCGCCGGCCACGACGCCGAGAGCAGATCCCCCCAACGCCATCCCGCGTCGCGGTGATGTTGGCGATACCATCATGTCAGCTGACGTCGGAGCGCCAGGGATCATTTGGTCGCGCCGAAACACGCGGCGGATCATATCGAGGCTGTTAGAAGCGAAGCTCATCTAGTCGTCCCTCACGAGCATTAGCTGTTTTTCATCCCCTGATTAGAAGCTCCTCAGGGTCGAACACCGCCGTCACTTGTCGCATGTCTTCCACTCTACCGTCTGTCCGCCTCCGGTTGTAGCTCGGAGGGACTGACCGAGGAATCTTGCGGATCTCCACGGGCGGGGCATCGGACTGTGATGCCTGACCTTGGTGCTCGATCGCCCGATCCGCCAAGTCAGCCGACACGACTGGATCGGAGCTTTGGATGAAGGACCCCGGCGCCGGCAGCGAAATCCCGCGCTCCGGAAGGTTGGGGGTTCGCCCAAGGGCGTGCTCGAGGACATGATAGACGACATGGCAGACCGCATCCGCGCAATCCTTGGAGCTGTCGGCCCGGTGGTCAATCTTCGACGGCCCCTCCTCCAAGCTCTTGAGCTCGTGATAAAGGACCGGATAGTCATAACAGGAGAAGCGCCCGTCATAGATCAAGGCTCGGAAGAGGCGGTATGGATCCTTGGTGGTATCAACAGAAAATATCTCCGCCTTATACCCCTGAGCCTCGAGCGCCTGACACATTTCCCGAGATTGATAGCTATCTGTTGTAAAGCGCGCAAAATGGAACCCATGCGCTGCGAATTCGTACAGTAGCTTTCTGACATTTCGGAAAACGACCTCTTCTCCTCGCCGCCCTTTGATGCGCAAGACAAAGTCGATATGAACCGTCGGTAGCATCTCGACGATCTGATTCCCATCAGCCGAATCCTGAACCATTGGGATGGGGTCGCCCGCACATCCGAAAGCCAGGCCGAAGGCGTCGCCCGTCGAAGCCGGGTCGAGCCCAACGAATCGCGGCCGGTCGGGGAACCGCAACGGCTCCCACTCCCCGTCGGGACGCTGTCGCGCGATCTGCGGCCATTGGATGCGGTAAGGAAGTCTGGAGTCCCATTCGGATGTTTGATTATAAAGCGGGCACAGGAACGGATGCGATCGCGCGGTATCCTTCGACTTTTCGATGAGGTCGACCCGAGACATGAAGCTCGATATCGCCACGGTCGAGACGCCCATAAGGTCGCGCAGCGCTTCCTCCATGTTGTTCTCGAAATCAGGACGAAGGTCGACTGGAACATCGATGATCAGCGCCTCTCGCCCATACTGCTTGAGGTTCTCGTCCGGGGGGAGAATGCGGGATGGATACGATTCCGTCCCGACTAAGAGCTTGAAAGTCTCCTTTGAGAACTGATCCCGCTTGACGTCAACAAGCGATCGGTCGCGCACAAAGATGGTCTTCTCTCCATCCGCAATGGCCTTGTTGATGATCTGCTCTGTAAAGGAGTCGTTCGTCGTTTTCGACGACAAGACGCACAAAATACCAGGGACCTTGCCGTTGCGGTTGAAGCGCGACTTCATTCGCCGAATGACTGACGTGTATAGGCGCATCGCCTTCTGGTAATTCTTGGCGCGGACATGCGAGGACACCATCGCATTCGATCCGTAGGACGAGCTCGTCCGGACGAAGTTGCCCTCGTCGAAGATGCCCCCGAAAATGTTCATGCCAATGATCGACGTGTCGGTTGATGATCCGGCAATGATCTGAAGGTTTTTCGGGAAAACGATTTCGTCCTTCGTCTCCCGCTTGGGCGGAAAGACGTCTCGGAAATAATAGCTCTCCCTCATCTTGGCTGAAATGCCCTCAAAAACGACGCGGCGAGCCGTCTCCTTTGACGAAGCAATCGTGCAAAAGCCGATGACTGAGCCCGAAGCGAGGCCGTAGCTGCGAGCGGGGTCCTTGAGGCAGCTGGCCTCGTAAATCATTCGAAGGATGACAAGGTGCGAGAAGAAGCTCTTGCCCGTGTTATGGGTGTGAACGCCGTCGACCAAATAGGCGTTCCCGTTGGGGACCACGAGGTCATAGGTCTCGACCTCAAGTCCATCCTGGACTACCTCGTTGACCGACTCCCACAAGACCTCTGGGTCGTAATGCGCCTCGGCAGCATGCTCCAGCATCGCCGGATGCTCCGCCAGAAATTCGCCCATCTTGAGATGAGTGACTCGCCGCGTCTTGCCGACGGCTGAGCTTTGCCAGCAAGCATACCGGCTGCCTCGCGGCCGCTTGACGCCGTGGCGCTTGATCCAGTCGCCGGCCTCAGCCCACGTCAATGGCAGTAAGTCAGCATTGGAATTTTCATTTTTCGTAGCGATATCATCGATAAGTGCCTTCCAACGCTCCCCATGCCCG